AGAACTTAGCAGGAACACAAAACTCAAAGAACTGATTGGAACATTTGAGTTTATGTTTCTCTCTGTTGTATTCATTGAGCGGTATGGATAAGTATTGACCGTCAACATAAACTTTGATGAACTGTGAATTTTTCATGACTATAGAGTTTTAGGTTAGACAATAAATTTCACATCCCTATAAACTATACTGTTGATCTTTCCTAAAGCTGTTAGCAAATCAGTTGTTATCACTAAGGTGATAACAACTGATTTGCGGGTTAAAAAAAATATCACCCATCAATAAATGATGGATGATATACAATGCTATTCCCTATTGTATTCATTAATGGGAATAGACAGGTATTGACCGTATCTCATCATAAGACAGGCCTGTGATTTCGGATACAATATCAATTGGTGTAAGCTCGTCTTTATCAAATCCAACGACATACTCTTCACCATCGACAATAACAGTATATGATTTACTAGTAGCCATAGCAACCTCCGTTTTAAAAGTTAAACAATAGAAATAAATTTCATACCCCTATAAACTATACTGTTGATCTTTCCTAAAGCCGCTAGCAAATCAGTTGTTATCACCTTAGTGATAACAATTGATTTGCGGGTAAGAAAAAAATAGACCACTAAACAATCCATTTGGCATACCCCAGGGGGACCGATTTTGATTTTCAATAGGCCGATTGGTGATATATAACCCCACCCACTAAACGTCTGTTTGTTTGAAAGTCGAGTATATACTAAAAACAAAAAGTCATTTTTTGTATATACTTTTTTGGTTATTAGAAAAAGAATGTTTATCTTTGTTGCATGGGAAATAAGAAACAGCAGCCGATAAAGTTTCATCCTACTGTTGAGAGGGGGATGCGGGAGTGTGTTGACTTAATAAGTCAGTTGGGAGGGAAGGGGGGGTATTCTCCGTTGGTTGAGGGATTATGTTTGGAGTATGTTAAGTATGTTAAAGAGAATATTGATAGAGTTATGGCAGATGGTGGTGACAGGGAAGATATTTGGAAGGTATTAACTGATTATAAGATTGTAAGGAATGGCAAGTCTTAAGAACACATATGCGGAAAGGTTGAGCGATGTTCAAAAGCACAAGCGGGGCATATTGCATTCGTATGTGAAGGTTTTCAGGTTTGAGGATCATCCTTATAGTGATGAGTATATTCAGAACATGGTTAGGCATTATATTAGGAATAATGATTATAAGGATTACTGTTATACTGTGGAGGTACAGACTTGTTATGACAAGCAGTTGATGAAAGTTGTATGTAATTTTTACCGTGATCAGTATAGTGCTGACAGGTATATATTGCAGAACTATATTTTTTTCAGAAGTGAACTGAGTTTATATAAGTATTTAAATTAATTTTTTAATCTTTAAATTTATTATTATGATACAAGCGATTAATTCTTTTAGGTTGGTCCGAGATGGGCTGGGTGGTTTGGTAGCAGACACCATGGAAATTGTTTATAGGGGGAGCTTTGCCTCTGTTGATACTGTGAAGGGCAGGGAGTGCAAGTTACCTGTTCCGGTAGATTTGAAAGGCAAGATTGGAACGTTAAAATATTATTTTTTGTCTTTGACGATGCATTGGAACCCGGATTGGACGACAAGGTATTTGACAGAAGATCAGGCGGGGATCATTGACATGGAGAGCAATGAGAAGTCTTATATTCATGTTTTGAATTTGTGGGATCGGACAAAGATTATTGGTGTTAAGGTTAAGGGTGACAAGTTTTTTATTAATGGGGCTATTGAGCCTGTTGATGGGAAGGTTATGGGAATGAGCACTGTTGGGGTTACGGAGGATGACAATTGTGATTTTTACAATAGTGCGATGGAGTTGATTGGAAGCATTTGTGAGGATGTCATTAAGCATTTGCAGAGTGATCAGTTTTCGTTAGAGACGGCCAAGTTGTATTTGCAGGATAAGTTTGATGATGAGGATGAGAAGAATCGCATAGAGGGTCAAGATAAGGATTTGACCAGGCAGGAAATGATTGATCAGTTGGAACGTGATGGTGCTATTATCATTCCTTCTATGGAGATGGAGAAGAAGCTTCTTTCGGAGAACGATGGTGGTTCAGTGGTGTCGGAGAACAAGAGTGATCTTGGGAGCGAACGCTTCACCGAAGCCTCAGAAGAAGAGCATTCGGATTTCGAAGATACCGATAAGGATTTTGTTGAGCCGGACGATGGTAAAGAAACGATGGAAGTGTAAGGCATGATTGATCAAACTGTAGTATTCAAAGAAGATTCCCATCAGTATTTTAATACTGACGGGTTGGAATACATGAGCTGCAACAAGTTCATTGACAAGTTTGTTGTTCCTTTTGATCCGAATGGGACTATTGCCCGGGCGTGTGCCAAAAAGGAAGGCATCACAAAGGCAGAGATGCAGAAGCGGTGGGAGGACAAAGCCGCGGATTCTCATGTCTATGGCAATGAGGGGCATAAGGTTGTCGAGGATTATTATAAAGAGGGCAAGATGCCTCCCAGGGGTCATAAGATGTATGATGCCTTGCAGGAGACCATTAAGATGCTCTCACAGTATAAGAATATTTATAGTGAGGAGAACATCTGTTTGCCGGAGCATGGCCTTGCAGGAAAGCCTGATTTATTGTGTACACGCAATTGTAGGACAAAGATTGTGGACATTCCGGATATCAAGACGAATAAGTTCAAAGGCATTGTTTTTGATAGTGTCAAGCGGACGTTGGATAATGAGTATTTCATAACGTATTCGGGGAGGGTTGAGAAGCACAACAACAGGTATTTCCTTGAGCCTATTGATCACTTGGAGCAGTGTGGTTATAATCGTTACTGTTTGCAGACGAGCATTTATGCTTTTATGATGGAACAGAATTATGGATATAAGATTGGCTCTATCTATCTTCTTTTTTATTATTTCAATAAGGATGAGGGAAAGATGAAGCTTCGCAGATATCCTATTCCTTATATGCGCCATGAGGTCTTGGCGATGTTAAGGCATTACAAAGATATGAAGAAAGTGTAGGCACGGCGTTTATCTTTTTGTTTGAATCATTTAAAACTGTTATAAGATGGAAAATATAATCGGAATTATTTGTACAGCATATTTTGTTTGGGTTATCATTGGGATGGTGAAGTTACAACGTTCAGACGATAATGTTTTGAAAAAGAAAATGTTAAAATACGGCAACCAGGATGCCATCTTTAGATGGTTACTTCTCTTTGGCCCGCTAATATAAAAAGTTAACTGTTATGGCAAATACAGTTTTTAGAGTAACCCCCGACAATAAAGTTGTCGTTCATCCGGAGGCGGTCAAGCTGTCTCCGGTTTTGGGGGTTCTTAATGACAAGCAATTGAGGTATGTCATCCTTGTCTATGATTATGTTAAGTCACCCTTCAGGATGCGCGCCGAGACAGATCGAAAGCGTTTGGTTAAGAGGATGATCTATGGAAAAGATACAGCTATTGAACCAGAGAAGAATGAGAAGGTTAAGAAGGCTATTAAAGAATATCGTCAGCTTATCTATGAGCCAAAGCGTGAGACTCTTGATGTTATAAAGCAGAAGCTCAAAAACGTCAATGAACAGATATTGAAGGTTGATGAGTCCAAGACAGATATTAAAAGAATACAGGAGCTCGACAAGGTTGCCCAATACTTTCAGGACAGGTATGATAGTCTTGAACAGGAGATTGAATCAGAAGAAGAATCAATGACAGTTCGCGGAGATTATAAATTATCCTTTTTGGAAGAATGGCAGATGAATCAAATGAAGAAAATCAAGAACAATAGGGATGAAGATTGATCACTTAGAGAGAATAAAAAAGGGTGTTTATAAGCCTATCGTTAAAGGGAAAGGATTTAACCCGAATCCTCTTGCCGGTAATATCCCTGCTTATGCCGATAGTGAGAGTAATCCTTCATGTATCCATACAGAAGCATATAGACAGTTTTGGGAAGAACAGATACACAGGTGTATACATGGTTATGATACAGGTGGAATACATATTCCGGGCCTGTATTATTTTTTTTTAAACTTCACTGTTATAAAAGGTCTTGGTGCAGATACATATATCTATCCTTATGTCACAGATTTTGATTTAGAGTATTGCTCGGCTATTGAGTATGCCCGCAATGAACACAAGGCGGGTATCATAACGCCAAAGTCCAGACGTAAAGGACTGACAGAGCTTGCACAGAATGTTCATCGTCATGGTGCTGCTTTCATCCCGGGTTATCTTGGTGCTGTTGCCACCGGCGATGAGTCCTATCTAAAGGTTTTTAAGACAAAGCTTATGACTTCTTTGGATAATGTGGTACCGGAGTTTCGTCTTGCCTATGCAAAGAAAGACCCTTTGGAGTTTGGCTTTTATGCCAAGAAAAAAAATGAAGCTTTTCAAAAGAAAGGATTTGGTGGTTCTGTCCGTTTTGAGACCTTATCAGACAATCCCAATAAACTTGAGGGTGAGTATTTCCATGTATGCGATATTGAAGAAGCTGGTAACTTTAAAGCCATGGGAGAAGCATATTTCAGTATAGAGCCGGCCATGAAACAGGGTGCTTTATATAGAGGTATCTTTTTAATCTATGGTACGGGGGATAACATCCTGTCCACAAGTAAAGACTTCCGTGAGTTTTATGAAGATGCCGAGACGTTAAATCTTATTAAATTTTGGGTACCGGCATCAAGGAAACACTTTCCATTTTTTAAGTGCAGGGATGTCGAGGAGATTTTTGATCCATTGACAGGAGAGAAGGTTGATCCACTTGTTAATCTACGACAACAATATTTGCCAGAGCAGATGATTGGCATGGAGGATATTCTTGCTGCTGATGAATTTATAGGGAAAGAAAAAAAGAGATTATCAAAATTAAAAAATAAAAAAAGATATAAAGAGTATTGTCAGGAACATCCACAGACACTTAATGAGGTATGGATTGCAGGTGGAAGTAATAGTTTTGATGATGACCTTCTCTTTGAACAGTTAAACAATATTTACAAGAGCGAAGAATTGCCACGTGCTTATATTCTTGATTTTGTGAAGATACAGAATGAAGATGGTGATTGGATGCCAGAGATTCCTTTAAGAGTTACATCACGACCAGCTAAAGAAAAAGACCTTGATGACTACAAGGTCATGGTTATGGAAAAGCCAAACCATGAATATACTGATTTGGATGTCATGGGTATTGATAGTTATAATCAAGACCAGAGTAATAATTCTAATTCACTCGGTGCTGGGTATGTGTTAAGAAATTATAGTGCAATAAAAGAAAGTCCTATCAATGGAAGAAAAGTTGTGTGTGGATATTACAAACGTCCCAGGAGGAAAGAGATTTTCTTTGAGCAGTGTTTAAAGATTGCAGTATGGTATGACCTTGTTGGTAATACTATGTGTTCGGCAGAACAAGAACTTATCATTGATTACTTTAAGAAGCATCATGGAAGGAGGTACCTTGCTCCACGACCTAAGAGATTTGATGCCAAGGATGCCCGGCCAACACATGACTATGGTGCGAAGATGACGGGCTACAGCAAGCCGTTGGCTATAGGTCTTGGACAATCTTTCGTCTTGGATAGCATCGAATATTGTTTCTATGAAGAAATTATCAGGGATTTCCTCGCCTATGATGAGTTAACAATAAATAGTGACTGGGATAGTGTTGATGCCATCATGCTTGCAGAGATGCGTTATGAAGACATGAAAAGAAAAGCAAGGAAAAAAGATGGAGATGAAGGATATAAATATAACAGGACAGAATGGGTTAAAGATTCAAGAGGAAACCTTTATCCTGTCACCCCAGAGAAAAAAAAATCAAAAAAAGAAGAATCCAAAAAACAAGAGCCACAACAATGGGTTGACGCTTCTCCGACATACAATCCTGACAAATACAGAAAAAATTTATAAGAAAAATTTTTTGTAATAAAGATTTTTATTGTATCTTTGAAAAAAATACTTATTACGCATGGCTCAAATGCCTGACATATATAATACTGACTTTTGTTTTGACGAGCAAGCCGCCAAGGATATGATTGACTTTGCTGTTGATACATGGTTCTCACGGAACAATGCCTTAGAAAAAATCAAAGACAGAGAGTTGCATTACAACGGTGATTATAAAACAGAAGCCATTGCATATATTGAAAAATCTACAGGAAAACAATCCAAGACAAAATTCATTCCTTTTCACCTTGCCAGGAATAAGATGAACCTTTTGATTGGTGAGTATAAAAGACTACCATTCAACTTTACCATTCATGCTGTTAACCCGGATGCCAAGAACAGGAAGCTTGAAGACTTCGAGAAACTGTATGGATTATCATTGGCAAAGTCAGAGATTGATTCTTTGCGTGAGATGGGATTTAACATTTTTAATGGTGTTGATATTCCATCCAAGGATGATCAGAAGTTTTGGAACCCGGAAAGCTATAAGACAAAAGATGAGAAGATCCTCAATACGATATTGAAGGTTAAGGTTCCTCATATTTTTTTGAAGTTAAAGCTTGCAAGCAATTTTGAAGACCTGGGCTTACACGCAGAAACCCATGGCAGGATATTTAAAAATAGTGAAGGCATTATTGATTATGAAAGTATATCCGCAGAAGATGCCATATACCTTGAATCTAAAAATGACTTTTTCTGTTTAAATTCTCCTTTCAAAGGACAACGAAAGAAGATGTTCTATGGAGAGATTATCAAACAGTATGATCTTAAAAAGGCACAAGCAAAAAAGCTTCGGGAGGTTTCTGATACAGCCCATGATGAGTATGACCAATATGCTGTTGATCATGTTTCTTCAAATGGTGTTTTATATAATGTCTTCATTGTTCAATGGTATGCCAGGAGAGAGATTGTTGAGAAGGTTGTCACCCTACCAGATGGGTTAAAACAAAGAAAGATTATTGGTGCCAAGACATGGAAGAAAAACAAGAAGAAACTTGAAAAGGCAGCAGAGAGTGGAAAGTTTGAATTGGTCAAACATGATGATTGGACTGTCTATGAAGGAGTGAGGGTTGGCAAAAGCCTCTATATTAACATTGAAGAAAAGACTGAAAATATAAAAAGACAATACAACACACATCAGTGGACTGTCCATATGGATTATATTACAGGGCTCATGGGAACAAGGATGGGTAAGAGATTATCCAAATATGATATCATGATGCACCTGGATGAAGTATATGATTCAACCCGTTTCAATTTGAACAGGGAGATTGGTTCACTTATTGGTAACACCCTTGGTGTTGATGAGGCATACCTTCCCAGGGGAAAGAATGTTTCAGACCTTGTCCATGAGGCCAAAGAGGATAAGATGATTGTAATCAATTCTGCTGCCGATGGAAATCAAGGAGCAACAGAAGGCATCCCTGGGCAATTCCCACTTCGCGAGATGAGGCTTGGAGATGGAACGATACTACAAACGCTTGTTAATGTCTGTATGGACATTGAGCGTTTGATGGATAGAATAAGTGGCATCACAGAGAGCCGGCAAGGTGTCGAGAAAGCATCAACGACAGCAACAGCTAACCAGAACAACTTACAGTCAAGCCGGTCACAGACATATGACTTGTTTGATTTCATGGAAGAATACAGTCGTGTTGTTGTTGAAATGTTGGCAGAGAAGACCAAGCTTAACTGGGCAGAGATAAGCAGTGGAGGGTATGACAAGGTGATGTCGGATTCAGACCATCACTTTATGAAAGTGACAAAGGATATCATGATGAAAAGTTATGGTGCCGTTGTCTCTCCATCACAAAAAGAAGAGCAGGTCAAGCAAGGAATGTTTGAATTATTTTTGAATGAAATCAATGCCGGGGCAATACACACATCAGAGGTTGCCCGGTTCCAGATGGCAGACAGTTTTGTTGATGCAGTCGATATTTTAGAAAATGCCAAGAAGCGCATAGATCAGCAGAATAGGGAACAGATGATGCAGCAGAGCCAGAACAAGCAACAAGAGAATGTCACCAAGCAAAAGCTTCGTGATGCAGAGAGAGAAGACACACAGCAGCACGACAAGGAAATGGAACAGTTGAAAGGACAGATTGAGAAGGCTTTGGTGGAGATTAAAGGTGTTCAGGATATACAAAAAGAGCAAATCAAAAGCCAACAGAATGATGTTAAAGAAAGAATAAAACAATCTATAAGTGAATAATATATAATGTTTAATTAAAAATTTTCTATTATGGCAGAAAATAATCAAAACGGAAATAATCAAAACCAAGATTTTGAATTTTCACAGGACGCTTTTGTTCTTGACAATCTCCCCGGTGGAGATGAGCCCAAAGATGATCAACCCAGGGATGATGAGCCGAAGAATGATGAACCTAAAGATGATCAACCAAAAGATGATCAACCAAAAGATGACGAACCAAAAGATGATAAGCCGAAGAATGATAAACCTAAAGATGATCAGCCAAAAGAACCAGACAATCCTTTTGACATTGACGACACAGAAAAGAAAACTTATCCCGAGAGTGTGAGTGGGGTTAATTATGAAAGCTTAAGCAAGAAGCTTGACATTGAAATTGACGATAATGTCAACGAAGATGTTTTTGTTGATAAGGTAAATGAAAAATTGAAAGAAGTTGCAAAATACGATGTATCAAAACTAACTCCTTTGCAGAAACAGTTCTTTGAAAGGATTGAAGAAGACCCTGAGTCTATTCCAAACCTATTGAACAATGACAAGATCAGTCAGTTCAATACCTACCTTAACAGTCCGGTTGAATCCCGTTACAAAGAGGTTAGGGCTTATGAATTGAAACAGAAAGGAGTGGATGCAGAAGATATAGCAGAGACTATTGAGGATGAACTATCGGAAAAGACAGAAGCGGATTTAAAGAAAGCAATTCGTGGTACTGACAATGAAATAAAGAAACTAAAGAGACAGGAGTTTGAAAATATTTTAAAGGAAGAGAATGATGCCCGTGGTGGTATTCAAAGCAAGAACCAGGAACAAATAAAGAAGGAAAGAGAAAAGATTGCATCGAAGGTTGATGACATTAGTGAGTTCATGGGATTTGAAATTCCTCCACAGAGAAGAAATATATTAAAGAATAAAATAAAGAATGGAGAGTTTGACAGTGAGATGTCAAACGCTGACCCGGAAAAGAAAATCAAAGCATATTATGCAATGAATTATTATGACAGGGTCAATGAACAGGCAAAGAAGATGCTTAAGGCAAAAGACATTGAAGGACATGAGAAAGGAATGCAGAAGATGATTGAAGTTTTTCACAATGTCAGACCTGCCGGTGATGGATCAGGTGGATCAAGGCAAGCACAGGAACCCAACAGGAAGAATGTGGGTGGTGACAAGCCAGCATTTTCAAATGACGAACTTTTAGGAGCTTAGGGAATAACATCGAAATATAGGAATAGGGAATTGCATCGTAGAATAGGTCAACATTGAATAGGAAAGAATGTTTAATTAAAATTAATGTTGAATTTAAAAATTTAAGACGATGCCAAAAATACAAGTACAAGCAGGTAATTATTCCCCTGGTGATGTAAATGAATATCACCTTATACAGAATCATCTAATGCGTCCAGAGGACAACTTAGATCAATTTGTTGCATTAGCAGAACAGAGGTATCTTATGACCTTTTTGGTCTCTGGTGCAAGGGAAGGAAAATACACGGCCGCAGGCCATACGGGTAAAGATACCGTACAAACAAAAATCAAACCCATCCCTGATGGAGAATTTAAGACCGACAAAAACTCTTGGTCTTATAAGATCATGGGACGGATTCAAAAATCATGTCAAATTGTTGGGACATCAGCAGTAGGTACTCCAACTGCATCATCTTCAACAATGGGTGGTTTCTTTAAATTGTATTTGAAGGATAACTATTTGAAGAATGGTATGGTTGCCCGTTTTGCTTCAGGAAAGCAAGCAAGGGTTAAAGGTGTGCCCATCGAGGTTGCAAGCAACAAATGGATATATACCTTCCAGTGTTATGCCAATGAAACATTTGACTTTGACACATGGACGAAAGGACAGACAGGGACAAAAACTGTCTTTGGTGGTTATACTGCTTATGGTGAGCGATCAAAACGTGGTTATGGAACATTCCATTACCCTGACACTTTCACCCAGCACACTACCAAACAGCGTAAATCCATCTCTCTCTCCGGTGATGCCAATGCCAATAAAGTTTACTGGTACATGCTGAACGGAAAGAAAGGATTTGCCTTTGAAGCAGAAGCACAATCCCGGACACAATTCCTTTTAGAAGATGACTGGCAGAAGATGTGGGGTCAATCTTCCATGAGGGATGAAGATGGTAATCTTCTTGACATACCTTCACAACATGATGAAGACGGACAACCAGTTGTTCAGGGTGACGGTGTTCATTACCAGATAAAGGGAGCCAACGATTTCACAACCAGTGGTGCCAATGGTGAAGCTGCATATCAGGACATGAAAGATATGGTCAGTGCCATTAAGCAACATCGTGATATTGGAAGGGAAGACCCGATTGTTGTTATGACAGGTCGTCCAGGAATGGAACGTGCACATACTATTGCCAAAAATGAATCACAGACTTACAGGTTCACACAGAGTGTTGATAACAACAATGGATACGGAGGTGCATCACCTGCTATTGGTTTCAACTTTACAAGGTTGAATATCTCAGGTGAGTCTATCGTCTTTGTTGAGAATCCAAGGATGAACGATCCCGAGGCATTCCCAGGCGTTCTTGAAAGTGGAGAATCAATAATGGGGTCAACCTATTATTTCCTTGACTTTTCAGCAGATCGTGCCGGTGGAAACAATATTGAAATCAGGGCCCGTGGAAACGAACAGGTCAACAGGAATATGCAGTATGCATGGTTCAATGGTATGGTTGGAGGCAAGAACAAGCCAGACATGCCGGATGATGCTATTGAATTCCACATGAGCAAAGAGAACATGCCCGTTGTTTATAATACCAAAACATGTGGTATTTTAGAAGCGGATTCATCTTTCTACGCATCCTAAACCCTAACGAAGGAGAGGTGCTTTCGGGCATCTCCTCCTTTATTTTTTTTGTATGTACTTTTTATTTAATGTTATAAAAATCTATTGTTATGTTAATCACTAAAGAAGAAAGAAAATTCATTGCTGAAGAGTGTACCTTTCAGCATGACAGTCCGGCGGGTTATAAACTCATAGATATTGAGAAAGCCCGAAAGTACACTATGGATAGAATAAAAAAAGACGGAGGAAGTATGATTAAAGAGCTTCTGCCTGTTCATCCACAGATTTATAAAACTCCAAATTATGGCTTTACATTGGCTAAGGATAAAGAGTTTGGTATTCTCTATGGTTTATACCTTCGCGATGACGAACATGGAAATCCTTTTTTCCAAAGGATAAGGTTATCAGATGGTATAACTATCAACCTGAAAAACGACAGTGACCAGAGGATATGGACTGTCATTCGCATGTGGTCACGCTTGCAAGGAAGTCCCTTTCAATCGACAGATCCTATTTTTAAATTATACGATCCGGTATCGGAAGCGGACAAAGAACTGACATTGATGGATGCCATGGATAAAGCACTAAAGAGAGCCTATCAAATTTATGATAGTCCAGAGGACATTGTTGGTTTCTTACGTCATTCAGGATCTAGTATTGATTTATCTGCCAATATCAAAGTGATAAGGGCAAATCTCTTGAAGATGGCTCGCATGGAACCGGTAAGGTTTAATGACCTATGGTCAGATGAGAACAAACCTTATTCACAGGTGTTTCAGGCAGGTGTTGAATTGAATATCATTGAACATGATGTTGGGAAAGGATACCAGTATGGCGACATCCATTTAGGCCTTTCTAAAGATGAATGTATGTTGTACTTTAAAGAACATGATGATATCTTTAGATCAATAAAAAACCGTGTTGATAATAGTGATACTATCGTTAAAGACATGGCAAAAGAAGTGTCATCAAATCCTTCGGTTGCTAAGGAATCAAAGAAAGAAGCACCGAAAGAGAAAACAAAAGAAAATAAATTTACTCTCTAATGAATATTATTGTCATTCATAATAAAATAAAAATCTATCACGATCAGGTCGGGACCGACAGGTTTCCGACCTGGCAGATAGACAATGCCATAGACATGGCAACACGATCTATTGTAAAGAACAGGTATGACAAAGAAACTGTTCAGGGCTTGGATGATAAGTTCCTTGGCAAGAACCAACAGAACAGAGATGAGATAGGTAGTCTTATTGAGAAGTTGGAAATTACAACAGGTGACTTTAGTGATAATCTCATTCCATCAACTGTGATGCCTGATGATTTTTGGATTCTTATTGATATGATGATTAAGCTAACCAGTATTGAAGATGAACTTTACCCTGTTCCACTTAATTATAATATGAAGAAATCTTTATATTCAGATCCTTATTTACGTCCTTCAACCAGTTATCCCTATAAGATATTTTATTATCGTTCAAATGAAGGCCGGGAAATTATTCATGGAAGCACTGAATCATTAGCAAATGGAGAGATACATTATCTTAAGAAACCTGCAAAGCCAAGCTATGGAATAGAAGTTACAGATGATAACTTTAGTGATCATAAGCTAAACTTTTGGGGAGAGACAGTCATTGCTTCGGGTGTTACCAAGATTAAGCTAAGTGGAGGAACATATGCTTCATATAATATTGGAGATGAATTTACTTTCAACTCAGGAGATTCTATTGAAGAGGGAAGTATTGTTTATGACTATACCAATTTGGATGTTCCAGACCTGTTACATGATGAGATATGTTCAACAGCAGCAGGCCTTTTGTCAGGTTCTATTTCTAATTATGACAAAGGAAATTATATCAAACAAGAGAAACTTGAAGATTAAAAGATTTGTTATTACAAAAAAAGGTTATATTTGAATAATTTAAATAAATGTTAAACACTTAAATGTTAGAAAAATGAAAACACAAATTAAGTCGGGCTTGATTAACAGCTTAGCTGCTACAGGCCAAAATTTCGGAAAAGACGATCAGCATTACTACATTGCAAGTAATGACTGTTCTGAAGGTGCATCAGGTTATGCCGTTGATGACACACCAGAATGCGTCGTGCCACCCATTCCAGTTGATGCAGATATTGCTGTCGATTGGATTGACACAGCCGCAGAGGTAAGGCGCATGTGGACTATCGGTCACGCAAAAGATGAAACTATTGTGGCAGATAATCGCTACAAGATCATGATTGAACAGGATGATCGCAAAAGAGAAGGTGCTACAAGCAGGCCTTTAATCTATGCTTATACTGCTCCCTCTCCTTTAACAGGAACAGCAGATGAAAGACGCAGCCAGATTTACACTGCTCTTGTCAATAAGATTAACAACGACAATCGGAACAATGGTACAGCATACTTGTGTACTTTATTGACTGGTAATGCCGGTGCTGATATTGGAGACCTTTCTGTTGGCGACCAGCTTGAACAGGATAGTAGTGGATGGAAAGGGTATGTTGCCTATGTTGATGACGACTGGGAAGAAGATGACAGTATCAGGTTACTTGTTTACACTGAAACTGATGCCAGCAGCTTCGCAACAGATGAACAAATAGAAATCCAAGGCGGAGAAAAAGTCATTCTTGATGGTACATTAACACGTACAGCAGGGCAAGGACTGATGTTCTTGGACGA